CAAATCTTACATCAGTTCAAGTTGACAATTTAACAATTAATGGTAATGATATTTCTTCAACTGATACTGATGGCAATATCACATTAACACCTGATGGAGAAGGTGTTATTAATGTACCATCTGGATATGAAACAAGAACAGGATTTGGAAGCAATTCTCTCACAAACAAAACTTATGTTGACCAAGTTGCTCAGGGATTAGATGTTAAAGAATCTTGTAGAGTTGCAACAACAGCAAATCTTTCTGCTACATACAGTTCTGGCGTATTAACAGCATCATCCAATGGTGCTATTATTGTTGATGGTGTTACCCTTTCTGTTGGTGATAGAATCTTGGTAAAAGATCAAACAGCACAAACTGATAATGGTATTTACACTGTTACAAATACTGGATCGACAACTGCAGTATTTGTTCTTACAAGAACACCAGATGCAAATGAAGCAGATGAAATTACAGGTGGGGCATTTACTTTTATTGAAGAAGGTACTGATAATGCAGATGCTGGATTTGTGGCAACACATAATGGTACGCCAACAATAGGTGTTTCTAATATCACATTTGAACAATTTTCTGGAGCAGGACAAATTTCTGCTGGTGATGCTTTATCAAAAACAGGAAATACATTAGATGTTTTGTATGACAATTCTTCTATTGGATTGAACGGAAATGACCAGTTGTATGTATTAGCAAGCGGAATTACCAATGACATGTTGGCAGGTTCTATTGCAAATGCAAAATTAGCAAATTCAACTGTCACAATTTCTGATGGTTCTAATTCAAATGCAGTTGATTTAGGTGACACTCTTTCTATTATCGGTGGAAATGCTATCACCTCTACGCATTCAACAGATCAAATTAGTTTGGATGTAAATGTAGATGACAGTTCAATTGGAATTAGTAGTGACGCTTTGTACATTAAAGCTCTTGGTGTTACCAATGACATGTTAGCTGGTTCTATTGCAAATGCAAAATTAGCAAATTCTTCAATTACCATCAACAGTCAAGTTATTGCTTTAGGTGCTTCATATGTATTTGATACGGATGATTTCCAAGAAGGAGCAGGAGCGACTAATTTGTGGTACACTACTGCTAGAGTAAGAGCAGATGTAGGTGTTACTGCAAGCACAGGATTAGCATATGATCAATCATCAGGTAATTTTTCAGGTGTAAATGCTAATACTGCTGGTACCAAAGGGGTTTCCACATATAGTTCATCTAATTTTAATGTTACTGCTGGACTTGTTACTATAACTGCAGTTGATGGCGGATCATATTAATAATAAATTATGTCATCTGTAATTAAATTAAAAAGGTCTGAAACTAGCGGTTCCATACCTACAACTTCAAATTTAGAAATAGGTGAGGTTGCTGTTAATACAGCAGATCAAAAAATCTATGTTCGTTCTAGCACTGGAATTGTTGTTGTAGGAAATGGTGCATCATCAGGCGCTGCAGGAACATCATTTACTAATATTTCTGTAAGTGGACAATCTACAATACAAGCTGATAGTTCTACGGACACTCTTACGCTTGTTGGCTCTGGACTAAATAGTATTACAACAGATGCAACCACAGATACTATTACAATAGGAACTCCAATAGGAATTCCATTTTCTGATACAAATGGATCATCATTAAGTTTAAAATTAAGAGTTGAAGCAGGAACATTATCAGAAGCAGTACAAAGTTTGTATTTGCCATTTACAGATTCTAATGGAACATCATATACTACTATGGTAATGAGCTAAAAGGAAAATAATGGCTGCACAGTCTCCTATAAAAGCAACGTATACGGGAAGCGACCCTACTGGATTAGCAGAATTTATTTCTACTGATTTTATTTCTATTACTGATGGTGGTACTGGAGCAGTTACCGCTTCAGATGCAAGAAATAATTTAGGTCTTCAGATAGGTGTTGACATTCAAGCGTATGCAGCAACTTTAGACGATATTTCCGCATTATCACCATCTGATGGCAGTTTTATAGTTGGTAATGGAACAAATTTTACTATAGAATCTGGTGCAACTGCTCGAGCAAGTTTAGATGTTTATTCAACATCTGAAGCATTAGCCGTTGCAAATAATCTTAGTGATTTAAACGATGCTGCTACTGCAAGAACAAATTTAGGAGTAGGTAGTGGTTCTAATGTAACATTTACTGATCTAACATTGACAGGCAATCTTACTGTACAAGGAACAACTACTTCATTAAATACAGAAACCATTGTTTTAGATGACAATATAATTTTATTAAATTCTAATGCAACAGGTTCGGCAACAGAAAATGCTGGTATTGAAGTTGAAAGAGGAAATGACACTAATGTTTCTTTTTATTGGGATGAAACAAACGATCATTGGACAGTAGCTACTGAAGATTTTGCAGCATCAACATTTATAGGTAATTTAACAGGTAATGTTAGTAATGGAACAGTTAGTGGTTTAACATCAGCAATTGCAATTGCTGATGGTGGAACTGGAGCAACTACAGCTGCTGGTGCAAGAACAAATCTTGATGTAGACTCTTCTCAAGAGGTAACTGATAAAGCAGTTAACAATGGAATTACTTTTTCAATAGCATTAGGATAAAAAATGCCAATACCATCAACAAAAGAAGAATTTAGACAATATTGTCTTCGTGCATTAGGACATCCTGTTATTGAAATTAATGTTGATCCTGATCAAGTAGAAGATCGCATTGATCAAGCACTTCAATATTTTGCTCAATATCATTATGATGGTGCAGAAAGAGTCTATTTAAAATATCAAGTTTCTCAAGATGACATTGATAGAGCAAAATCAAATAATTCATTATCTTCTGTGACTGATGTGGATGGAGCCACTACAGCAACATGGTTAGAAGGTAAAAATTACATTCCTGTCCCAGATTCAATTATTTCTGTCATAAAGGTATTTGATTTTTCTGATAAAGGTAACATCAATATGTTTGATGTTCGGTATCAATTAAGATTAAACGATCTTTATGATTTCTCTTCGACATCTATTATTCATTACGACATGACAATGAAACATCTAGATCTTCTAGAAAGCATTCTTGTAGGTCAAAAACCAATTCGACATAATCAACACATGAATAGATTATATATTGATATGGATTGGCAAACTGACATTGTTGTAGGTGAATATTTGGTGATCGAAGCAATTCGAAAAATTGATCCTTCTACATTTCCAAATATTTGGAATGATATGTTTTTAAAAAAATATGCTACTCAATTAATTAAACTTCAATGGGGTGCAAATCTCATTAAGTTCAATGGTGTGCAAATGTTAGGTGCTGTAACAATTAATGGAGAAACCATTTATCAACAAGCGCAGGAGGAAATTATAAAATTGGAAGAGCAAATTCAACTTGCCTTTGAATTGCCTCCTGAAATTATGATAGGGTAAATATGCCAACTTCAGTTTATTTTGATACAGGCACAAAAAGAGAGCAAAGATTATATGAAGATTTAATTATTGAACAGCTTAGAGCATTTGGACAAGATGTTTTTTATCTTCCAAGAAAAATTGTAAATCTTGACGATATATTTGGAGAAGATCCTATTTCTACATTTAATGATGCATATTTAATTGAAATGTATGTTGAAAATGTAGAAGGTTATGAAGGACAAAAAGAATTAATGACCAAATTTGGAGTTGATGTTCAAGATGAAATTACATTTGTTGTTTCAAGAAGAAGATGGGAACAATTTGTTTCAATTGATGAAAATATTACAGAAGCATCTAGACCAAATGAAGGCGATTTAATATATTTTCCATTAACAAAAAAGGTATTTGAAATAGGATTTGTTGATCATGATAATCCATTTTATCAATTAAGCAATTTACCTATTTATAAACTACAATGTAGAACATTTGAATATAGTTCTGAAGAATTTAATACTGATATTACAGAAATTGATTATATTGAAAACACATATTCATTGAATATGCAGACTTATAAATTAAGTCTAGAAAATGAAACAGGTTCCATTCTTATAGAAGATCCATTAATAGGTTCTGATATTTCTTATCTTATTAATGAAGATTATAACATAGGAACCATAGAGAAAACTTCACAAAATTTAGATTTTGATATTTTGAATGATGCTATTCTAGATTTTTCAGAATCTAATCCATTCGGAGATGTTACATGATAGGTGGGCATTTTTATCACCAAACTTCTAGAGATGTGGTTGTTGGATTTGGTAGTATTTTTAATAACATTTATTTAATTAGAAAGAATTCAGCAGGACAAATTACTCAAACATTGAAAGTTCCATTGGCATATGGACCAAGACAAAAATGGTTAGTAAGAATTACAGATGATCCTAAATTACAAAAACAATTCGCAATTACTTTGCCAAGAATAGGATTTGAAATTACAGGTCTTGAATATGATGCTACAAGAAAATTAAACAAAGCTATAAAAGTTAAAAAATTAACAAATACAAAAGAGACAGATCAAGCAGTTTCTTCTTATATGCCTGTTCCTTATAATATGAATTTTGAGCTTTATGTGATGGCAAAAAATTCTGATGATGCGTTACAGATTGTTGAACAAATATTACCTTTCTTTCAACCTGAATATGCAATTACAATAAAAGAAAGACCAGATTTAGATATTGTTCGTGATGTTCCGATTGTTTTAAATTCTGTAGCATATTCAGATGAATATGAAGGCGAATTTGCCACAAGAAAGGCTATTGTTTATACTTTGGCATTTACTGCTAAATTCTTTTTGTATGGTCCTGTTCTTTCTCAGAAGGTTATTAAACAAGTGCAGGTTGATCAATATACAAATACACCAGATGTTGCAGTGGCACGAGAGCAAAGATATACTGCTACTCCAGATCCAATTACTGCATCTTTTGATGATGATTTTGGATTTAATGAGACAACTTCATACTTTGAAGATGCAAAAACATTTAATCCAGTAACAGGACAAGATGAGTAATTCAACAGATACATTAGATGAAGTTTTGGGAATAACAAGTGTGGTTGAACAAACTTCAGTTGTAGTGAATAAACCAAAACCAATTCTGAAACCTAAATTAAATCTGGATGATATTGATAATGATTATAAATATCAAAGAGATAATTTATATACATTGGTTGAACGTGGACAAGATGCAATAGAGGGTATTTTGCATATTGCAAGAGAATCTGAACAACCAAGAGCATATGAAGTTGCAGGAAATCTAATTAAAAATATTGCTGATGTTACTGACAAATTAATGATACTTCAAGAAAAAATGAAAAAAGTAAAAGAAGAACCAAATAAAGGTCCAAGAAGTGTAACAAACGCATTGTATGTCGGAAGCACAGCCGAACTCCAAAAACTACTGAAGGATAAAAAACAAGATGCCATTAACGAGAATTAAACTTACTGCCATTGCAGATGGTGGAATTACAGCTGTAAAACTTGCAAATCCACTAAATCTTTCTTCATTTGATGTTACCCTGCCACAAGGTGTGGGTGGAACTAATTGGACAAATGCTGTACAAACTTCAAGTTTTACTGCTGTTTCTTCCAATGGATATTTTGTAGATACAACTTTGGGAGTGGTAACAGTAACACTACCTGCTTCTCCTTCGGTGGGTAATTATGTTTCACTTGTTGACTATGCTGGAACAAATAGCAGAACGGGGACTGATGCAAATGGTTTCTATACTAATCGCATTCAGATTAATCCAAATGGTTCAAAAATTAATGGTTCTACTGATTACAAAGATATTGGTGCCAGTAGAGGTGGTGTACAGCTGGTTTATGTAGATTCAACACAAGGTTGGATTGTAACTGATGCTGCAAATGAGAATACTGTAAAAGCACTTCTTCCATCAACTCCAACAATTAATGTTGGTGGTATATTGAATTCTGCTAGTGAAGCATGGTTCCAGACTGCTGGAGATACTATTACAGTAAATGGTACTGGATTCATGGAAGGTGTAAGTGTTGTTCTTATTGATACAATTGGTTCAACA